GGAGACTCGCCTGCCGCTGCCAACGTAGCCGCAGCATCACAAAATTCCCAAATTAAGCCAGCCATCCAGTCCGTATTGGCCCTAAATTCCCCAGTGCAGTCAGCCGCAATATATAGCCAGATCAAACCGACCACACTGAGCGTGGCGGCACAGTATCCGCAGATGCAGCCGGCCGCACAGTTCGCAGCGGCGCAAAACCTCAGTGTGCCGAATGCGGTCGCGGCAGCCGGGACTTCGACCAACAACAACCGCCAGCCCCTGATTGGCCCGGGACAGCAGCAGCTTGGCGGAAAGTTCACCTTTGACTTTCAGAACGCTCCGCCGGGCATGCGCATGACCGAGCAGGAAACCAAGGGCAAGACCGACGTTGACGTCAACATGGGCTACCGCAGCTACGCCACGGGCGCGCCGTAATGGTGGATAAAACGAAACTCGCCGACAAGCTGCGCCCTGCCAGCTTTCGGGGGGTGCCATTTCAGGTTGAGACCACTGACCTCGGCGCTGGCCGTCGCACGCAACTGCACGAGTACCCGCAGCGTGACAAACCCTACGTCGAAGACCTTGGCCGTGCCACGCGTGATCTGGCATTCACCGGCTATGTGGTCGGGGATGATTATGTCGATCAAGCCAATAAGTTGCTTGCCGCGCTCGAGGAGTTTGGCCCAGGGGACCTGGTACATCCCTGGTTTGGCACGCTCACGGTCAGCCTCAAAGACTCAGCACGTGTTTCCTTTGATGGCGCGCTGGGTCTGGCGCGCTTCACAATGGCCTTTGTTGAGTCCGGCGAACTGGCGTTCCCAAGCGCAGAAAGTTCGACACAGAGCGAGAGTCGCCTTGCCGCATCTGATCTTGAAAGTATTTCGGTCGAGTCGTTTGCCGAGCAGTTCAAGATTAAGGGCTTTCAGGATTTTGTGGCGGCAGCGGCCAGCGGCAATCTGGGTGACATGCTTGGTATTGTTTCTTCCAGTGAAGTCGGCAAGGTGCTCGGCTACGCGAATAGTCTCGCCACCACCGTATCCACTGCCATCGCGCTCATTTCAAACCCGAGCGCACTGGGCTGGAAAATTATGAGTGCGCTGGGGCTCTCCGGCCTCGCCACCAGCGTGGCCGCATGGAGCGGTATCGTCCGCTCGATTTCGCGCGTTGGCTCAAGTAGCAGTCTAAGCGCCCCCGCCACACCGCTGGTCTATACCCCTTCACGCCAGCAAGCCTATGTGAATGCCTGCGCTGTCGCCGCTCTCGGTCGGCAAGCTCTGATCGCGCAAGCCGTCGGCGCGTCGAGCCTGGTCGGCACCCGCGTTGATTCGCCGCGCGCTGGCCTGACACAGGGCATAGCAGTCGTTGGCACCGCTAGCGCCTCCGCCCAGCCCCTCATCAGCTACACCGACATGGTCGCTGTGCGCGACGAGCTGATCGGCGTCATCGACCAGGAGTCCCTCACCGCATCCGACAAGGTGTATCACGCGCTCATGAAAGCGCGAGCTGCTGTCTGGAACGACCTGACCCTCCGCGCCCGCGAGAACGCCCGCCTCAGCACGCTCACCCCCACTGAAGTGCTGCCCGCGCTGGTGCTGGCCTATGACTATTACGAAGATGCCACCCGCGACACCGATATCGTGGCCCGCAACGCCATTCGCCATCCTGGCTTCGTGCCGGTTGCGACGCTGAAAGTGCTCACGCGATGAGTGCCCCATATGTTGATACTGCCAACGCAGTCCGTCTGCTGGTCAGTGGCAGTGAATATGGCGGCTGGAAGTCAGTGCGTATTTCTGCCGGTATCGAGCGCCAGGCGCGTGACTTTGATCTTGAGGTCACGGACCGCTGGCCTGGCCAAACTGACATCCCGCGCCGCATTCAACCCGGAGACCCTTGCCAGGTGTTCATCGGGGATGACCTGATCATGACGGGTTATGTCGACGCCACACCGATTCGCTACGACGGCAAATCAGTCAGCGTTGGCGTTAAGGGCCGCAGCAAAACGGCAGACCTAGTCGATTGCTGCCCCATTGAAGCAGGGAAAAGCACCGCCGCCGCGTCCGGTGGCGGCCAGTGGAAAGATGTGATCGGGCCAGATGGCAAAAAGCCAAACGTGATTAAGCCGGCCGCGACTGCTGCAAACCAGTGGCGCAACCAAAAGATGGAAATGATCGCCGCCGGTTTGGCCGCCCCCTATGGCGTTCGGGTGATTGCTGACGTCGATACTGGCAAGGTTATCCCCGACCACCAGGTGCAAGTCGGGGAAACTATCTTTGAGAGTATTGACCGCATGATGCGCCTGCGGCACGTGCTCTCCACCGATAACGAAAAAGGCGATCTGGTCTTTATCGATGTCGGCAGCGCCGGCAAAGCCAGCACGGCTCTGGAACTCGGTGTCAATCTGCTCTCCGGCAGTACCGAGCTTGATTACAAGGGTGTGTTCTCAACCTACATCTGTAAAGGCCAGCGCGCTGGCAGTGACGACCAATACGGCTCGGACGTGTCAGAAGAAGAAGGTGAATCGGAAGATGGCAGCAGCACGACGGTAGTCGGCGAAACGGCAACCGCCACCGACGCCCGCGCCAAGCGCCGCCGTGTACTGGTGATCAAGCAATCTGGTCAAGCCGATGGTGGAACTTGCCAGGATCGCGCCGATTACGAGCGCGCCCACCGCGCCGCCAAAGCACTGCAGACCAATTACACCGTTGCCGGCTGGCGGCAGGAGAACGGCAACCTGTGGTTGCCGAACATGATGGTGCGGGTGCGGGATTCGCTGATTGGCTTTGATGCGGACATGGTGATCGCCGAGGCCTCCTGGATATTAGACAGCCAGGGCATGCGTACCGAGATCAAGGTTGGTCCGCCCGATGGTTACCGCACCAAGGCCGGCAAACTCAAGGCCAGTAAATCGCAAAAGGGTGGCGGTCCGGAGTGGAGTGATTTGAAATGAGTGCGCAGCATGAATGATTTAGCGAAACTGCTCGGCCCCATGGCCCGGCGCATCGGCAACCTGCTTTCACGGGGAAGCGTTGCCGCCGTCAATGGCGCTGGCAAGATGCGCACCCTGCAATTGAGGATGCTGGCTGGAGAGATCAAAGATAACGTCGAGCATTTCGAGCCCTACGGTTTTACTTCCGAAGTCTTGCCCGGCGCCGAACATGTCACCGCGTTTTTTGATGGAGACCGCTCGCATGGTGTAGTGCTAGTTGCGGCTGACCGTCGTTACCGCCTGCAACTACTGCCCGGTGAGGTTGCCATATTTACCAACCACGGCGACAAGGTGGTGATTCATGCGGATGGCACGATCGAAGTGGTGGCCAGCACGAAAGTGCAGATCATCAGCCCCTTGGTGAGCATAAGCGGCAACCTCACCGTGCAGGGCAACATCATCGCGCAAGGTGACATCAGCGACCATGGCAACAAAAGCATGGTCGGCATGCGCAGCACCTACAACGGCCACACCCATACCGACCCGCAAGGCGGCACGGTTCCGGCACCGAATCAGGCAATGTAACTATGATCAATGACCAACCCCTGACCGTCGTTATCGATGGTCAGACGATCTCGCTCGGCCTCGATTCAGCCGAGCCGTTGGTGCGCGCGGTGATCATCAGCCTCTTCACTTGGCAGCGCGCTAACTCATCAGACGATCTGCCGGGCGTCGGCACGCAGGCGCAGCGCATGGGTTGGTGGGGAGACAGCTTCCCTGTGGTGCCAAATGATCGCACTGGTTCCCGCCTGTGGTTGCTCTCACGGGCGAAGTTGACGAGCGAGACCACGGCCAGGGCCAGGGAATATGCCGAGGAGGCGCTGAAATGGCTGGTGGACGACGGCGTTGCTGCACGTGTTCAGGTAGAAGCAACCCGCATTGGCCTATCGACACTTGGCATTGCCTGTCGGATTTACAAGTCGGACGGCAAAGCGCCGGTCGATATTCGGTTTACTAACGTCTGGGAGTTTCTGAATGTTTAGCCGCCCGTCGCTTGCTGACATCATCCAGCGCGTCCGCAATGATGTGCTCTCACGTTTATCCACCGACGATGTGCTGCGGCGCGCGGATGCCGAGGTGTACGTCCGTGTCATGGGTGGCGTGGCTCACGGTCTCTATGGTTTTATCGAGTGGCTATCGAACCAAGTGATTTATGACACCGCTGAGGTGGAATATTTGGAGCGCTGGTGTTCAATCTGGGGCGTCGCCCGCAAGTCTTCAGTATCTGCCACTGGCACAGTCACTTTCACGGTGCAGGCTGGTGCTGTGATCCCGTCAGGCACGCTCCTGCAAGCGCTCGATGGCGTGCAGTACCAGACCACGGCCGATGCCACGCTCACAACGCCGACGGCGATTGCGCCGATCGCAGCTGTCGTTCCTGCAGCTGCCGGTAACCGCCCCCCAGGACAAAACCTGATGCTGGTCTCGCCGGTGGTTGGCGTGCAATCCACGGCCACAGCCGGTGAGCTTTCAGGTGGGGCGGACGTCGAGTCCGATGCCTCACTGCGTGTTCGGCTCCTTGCCCGCATTCAGCAACCGCCGCACGGTGGCGCATCCTACGACTACACCGCCTGGGCTTTGGACGTAGCTGGCGTCACCCGAGCTTGGGTGTATCCGCAAGAGCTCGGGCCAGGCACTGTAACGGTACGTTTTGTGCGTGACAACGATGGCACCGGCACGGCGGTCATCCCTGATGCCAGCGAAGTTGCCGCTGTGCAAGCGTATATCGATACGCGCCGACCGGTTACGGCACAGCTCACTGTAGTTGCCCCGGCAGCCGTGCCGCTCAACTTTCAGATACAGGGGCTGACACCAGCCACCTCGACCGCGCAGATCGCCGTGCAAGCCGAGCTGGCTGATCTGCTAATGCGCGAGGCGGTACCGGGCGGCACCATCCTGCTCTCGCATATTCGGGCGGCGATCTCGGCTGCAGCCGGTGAAACTGATTACGTGCTGGTTTCGCCATCGACAAACGTCACCAATACCATCGGCAATATGAGCACCATGGGCACCACCACATGGCTGTAACCGATACCGATTACTTACGTCAGATGCAGGCGCTTTTGCCGCCCGGACCCGCTTGGCCTAGAGACGACGATGCCACGCTCACGAGATTATTTTCGGGGATAGCGACCGAGCAGGCCCGGATCGATGGTCGTGCTTGGCAGTTGCTTGAGGAAACGGACCCGCGCACCACCGCTGAGTTGCTTGTCAACTGGGAGCGCGTTGCTGGCCTGCCGGATCCCTGCGTTATTGCCGCAGGCCAGACGCAGAGCACCGTCCAGCGCCGTGCAGCATTGGTCGCCCGCCTCACCATGGTTGGCGGTCAG